TGCCAGATTTGGAGGTGATAATAAAGATTTCCCAATAGATACTAAATTTGCTCAAGTTACTTTACTTAAGAACCCAACATCGATTGGGACGACATCTATTTATTTCAATGATTCATTTTCATCTCTTGATGCATTGAAATTTCCAGATTCAACAACAGATATACCAGCTGTTGGTGCAAAAATAACACAATCAGTGATTTCTGGAAATGCACAGGCCTCTGCTGTTGGTTATGTAGCATCTTATGATGATACAACTAAAGTTCTTAAATATTTCCAAGATAGATCATTGTATTTTGATCCTAATAATAGTGCAGTTATTGATCAAACTGATTATGTAGGAGTGGGTACTGAGGGTCAAGTTCTACCCTTTGAATCCAATGCAACTAATAAAGTTTCTGCATCTGGATTTTCTGCTTCAATTGATACTAATTTTAATTCTGGTATTGCAACAGTTGGAACAAAAAATGTAGACCTTGGAGTTAATTTCACAAATGGACTCGCTACTTCTGAAATAAATAAAGGGTCAGGTGATATAATTTACATTGATAATAGGGCGACTATAACAAGAAACTCTAGACAAAAAGAAGACATTAAAATCATTCTGGAATTCTAAAAAATGCCACAAAAAACGAATCTTAATATAAGTCCTTATTACGACGATTTCAAAAAGGATAATAATTTTTATAGGGTCTTGTTCAATCCGGGAAAACCCGTACAAGCAAGAGAGCTAACTACGCTTCAATCTATCTTGCAAGATCAGATTGAATCTTTTGGTAGTCATATGTTTAAAGAGGGATCAATGGTGATTCCCGGTAATATATCATATGATTCACAATATTATTCTGTTAAAGTAACATCTAATCATTTGGGTACAGATGTTTCAGTTTATGTTGATAATTTGAAGGGTAAAATTCTTACAGGACAAGAAAGTGGCATTAAAGTTCTTGTAGATGATTATGCTCTTGCAAATGAATCAACTGGAATCACAGATTTAACACTCTTTATTAAATACTTAGATTCAGGAAATGATAATACAATTTCATTCTTGAATGATGGTGAAAATTTACTTGTCGATGAGGGTTTTATATATGGTAATACACCTGTGATAGCAGGTGATTCTGTCGTTAATTTAATTGAAACAGATGCATCATCTATAGGTTGTAAAGCATCCATTGGAGAGGGAGTATTTTTTATAAGAGGACATTTTGTAAATGTAAGTGCAGATAAAATTGTTTTAGATCCTTATACAAATAATCCTTCTTACAGAGTTGGTTTGTTTATTCAAGAAGAGTTAGTAAATGCAAATCAAGATTCATCTCTTAATGATAATGCAAGAGGTTTTTCAAACTTTGCAGCTCCCGGTGCCGATAGACTTAAAATTTCTACAAAATTAACTAAAAAGGGATTAACTGATTTTAATGATAAGAATTTTATAGAATTAATACGTCTTGATGATGGTGAACTTAAAAAATTACAAAATGAAACACAATATTCTTTAATTAAAGACTACTTTGCGAAAAGAACTTTTGAAGAGTCTGGAAATTATTCTTTAAAAAATTTCAAATTAGAAGCATTTGAATCTTTGAATGATGGTTTATCAAATGATGGTGTATTTACATCTAATGAAACAACTGATCAAGGTAAAACACCCTCTGATGACTTATTAGCACTTAAAGTATCACCCGGAAAGGCATATGTAAGGGGATATGATATTGAGAGACCAGCTACAACAATTTTAGATCTTAATAAAGCAAGAGATAAAAAAACCATTGAAAATAGTTCAGTTCCTTTTAGAAATGGTAATCTATTTCAAGTTAATCGTGCTGCTGGAACACCAAAGATTGGTTTAGATGGAACTGGAACTATTGGATTATTTGATCAAAGAAAAGGTTCTACAAATAATGCAACTAGTGGTACAGGGACTAGAATAGGTGATGCGAGAGTATATGCATTCGAGAATCATGATGCTACTGGTGGAGATGCTGCAACTAAATTTGATCTATATCTATTTGACATACAAACATATACACTTTTAACTGTTAATACAGCATTATCAAACAATGATTTACCTAACACATCATTTGTGGAGGGTCTTGCAAGTGGTGCAACAGGATTTGCTGTGAACGCTGGTGGTAATAGTACAACTGTTCAATTAAGAGGTACATCAGGAACATTTATCGCTGGAGAAGAAATAAGGATTAATGATAATGTTGGTGGTACTGCAAGAACTATAGTATCCGTTAATGAAAAATCATTAAGAGATGTAAAATCTGTATATCAAGATGCATCAGCATTAGGTTTACAGACTGATTTTAGTGCAGACATAGTTCTAAAACCATCACTAATAAAGGAATTATCTCCTTCAGATAGAGTAAATATTAGTGGAAGTAATTTAACATGTTCCGGAAAAACATTTGGATCTTTAAGGGTTGGTGATATTCTTATTTCAAACACAGCAAATACCCCTGATCCATCATTTAGTCGTGTAACTGCAATTTCAACAGATCTAAAAACTGTTACATTAGCAGCATCCACAGCTGTTTCAGGTGTTTGTCATGGAAGTATTGCTACAGGTGGTGCTGCTGTTCGTTTGGCAATCCCTGCAGTTAAAAATGAAGATGCTGGATTATTTGCTCAATTGCAAGAAAAAAATGTATCTGATGTTGATTTAACTAATTCTGAAATTACAATTAAAACTCAAATTACTGGTGAAACCACTGATGCAAATGGTTTATTGTCATTCAATATTTCAAATTTAGTAGGAATTACAAGTGCTTTATTTGAAACATTTGATAATGACAGATACTCAGTTCACCTTTCAAATGGAACCATTGAATCTATAACATCAGATCAATTTACTTTATCTAATAACGCATCAACTGTAACAATAAAAGGATTAACAGCAGGTCAATCAAATGTGGTTGTAAATGCAACTGTGAAAAAAGTTTCAATCAGCACAAAACAAAAAACATTTGATAGGAGTCATATTGTTAATGTTGATAAATGTTTTTCCGGTATATCAACCGTAAATGGTCTAACACGAAATGATTTTGTAGGACTTCGTGTAGATGATAAAGTTATTTCTTTGAATACACCTGATGTTGTCAATGTTGTTGGTGTCTATGAATCTGTAACTAATGTTGCACCAGTATTAGATAAATTAGTATTTGTAAGCGGTCTTGCATTAAATACTGCCTCAATCTTAGGTGAAAAAATAATAGGATCTGTAAGTGGAGCTATTGCTCAAATAACTGAGAGGTCAAGTGCAACTACAGTTGAAATAGCTTATCTTACACAGCAAACTTTCCAGATTGGTGAAACAGTTACATTTGAGGAATCAAATATAATTACAAACCTTCAGAATGTGACAGCAGGATCATATTTAAACATAACATCAAGTTATAACCTTGATAAAGGTCATAGAAATGGATTCCTAGATTATTCAAGATTAGTCAGAAAAGATAATGTCAGAATTCCAAATAGAAGATTAAAAATAATCGTAAACAGGTACACAGTTCCTTCTAATGATAAGGGTGACGTATTTACAGTAGGATCATATGATGAGGAAAGATTTAGTAAAGATATTCCAATTCTTGAAGGTGGAATCAGAGCAACAGATACTTTAGATTTTAGACCTAGAGTTGGTGATTATACTTCTGTTAATCAATCACCATTTGATTTTGAAAGTAGAAACTTCTCAACTGCTGGCACCAATCCAACATTGGTTCCATCTCCAAATGAAAGTTCAATTATTGGAATAAAACATTATCTTCCAAGAACTGATAAAATTGTTTTAGATCCAAATACACCAAATGTAGGATCAAATAATAACAGATATACAGCTGGAGAATTTGTAATTGTTCAAGGTGTATCATCAAAAAACCCAATAGCTCCAGAAGACATTGAATTGGGTATGACAGTTGCAACTATTCAATTGCCCCCATATGTTTATGATCCTGAAGATATTAAAATTATCGTGAAGGATAATCGTAGATTTACGATGAGAGATATTGGAAAAATTGAAGATAGAGTTGAAAATTTAGAGACTATTACATCATTGAGTTTACTTGAATTAGATACAAAAACTTTACAAATTCAAGATGCAGATGGATTATCAAGATTTAAAACTGGTTTTTTTGTTGACGATTTTAAAGATAATTCATTATTAGATGTAAACAATCCTGATTGTAAAGTCGATATTGATCTTGAAAATCAAAATTTAATTACCCCAACTGATTTTTATTCATTAAAACCAGAATTAGCATTAAATCCATCTATTGATTCTACAACTGCCGATTTTTCATCAAACCTTGCTTTACTAGATGCTGGTATAAGAAAAACAGGTGATATTTTAACTCTAGATTATGAGGAAGTAACACTTCTTGACCAACCATTAGCATCAAGAGTTGAAAATGTCAACCCATTTAATGTGGTTTCTTTCCGTGGTACCTTAACTATTAATCCTAGTTCAGATATATGGACAAGAAATGTCATATTGGATAATGGTAACAGAACTTTATTTGGAGATCCTGCAGATAGTTTTGCAGCACAAGTTCTTGTAAGTAGTGAACCTGAAAAACATATGCGTTCTAGAAACGTATCATTCAGTGCGTCTACCTTAAAAGGAAATACAAGATACTATCCATTCTTAGATAGCACAAGTGGAATTGATGTTGTTCCAAAATTACTTGAAATAATAATGCGTTCTGGCACATTCACAATTGGTGAAAATGTACAGGCATTTATTAACACTAGTACGACTGGTGATTTGAATCCTACATTGATTGGTCGTTTTAGACTTGCACAACCAAACCATAAGGAAGGGCCATATACAGCACCTACTTTAACATATATAACAAACCCTTATAATCCATCAGTAAATATTCCAACAACATATTCTGCATCATCAACAATATTAAATATTGATATTGCATCATTGATAGAGGAAGCACAAGGAAAATATTTTGGACGTATTAACAATCCATGTATAATTATCGGTGAAACAAGTGGTGCTATTGCACGAGTAGATAATGATAGGTTAATAACTGATAGATCTGGTGATCTTCAAGGTTCATTCTTTATTAGAGATCCATTAACAACACCATTACCACCATTACGTTTTACAAATGGAGATAAGTCATTTAAACTTACTTCCAGTGAAACAAATGCAACTGCGTTCCCCGGAACAGCAGCAGTAAGTAGTGTTCAGGCAGTATATAGTACAAGTGGTATTGTGGATACATTTTCACAAACAACGATAGGTATTAGAGAATTACCACCACCTCCAATCCCTGTAATTATTAATATTACAAACGTATTCCATAATATGCCAGAGGACGATGGAGACCCTCTAGCACAATCATTTACTGTTGATGAGACAGGTTGTTTCCTAACATCTGTGGATATCTTCATGAGAAGTAAAGACGTTAAGGAAAAACTAACCGTGCAGGTTAGAACTATGGAATTAGGAACACCAACATTGATTCGTGTACAAGAATTTGGAGAAGTTGTTCTTGACCCATCGCAAGTTAATGTTTCAGAAGATGGATCTGCTGCGACAAACGTTAAATTCCCATCACCAATATTCCTTGAAGGTGGCACACAATATTGTATTGTTTTACTTGCTCCAACTACAAATAATTATGAGGCATGGATCGCTCGTATGGGTGAAGCAACAATTGATACTCAGTCATTACCTGATTCAGAAAGTGTTGTTATATCTCAACAGTATATTGGTGGTAGTTTATTTAAATCACAGAATGGTTCAATCTGGACACCAAGCCAGTTTGAAGATATGAAAATTAAATTATACAAAGCAAAGTTTACAACAACAGATGCATCAGCATTCTTCTA